GAGTTCAAATTTGAAGATATCTGAACTCGAGCAGGAATATCTGACGTTCCGATGTTATGAGTTTTCCTATCAGATGTCTTGATTGTAACGATAGCACTTCTCTCTATTGCGAAGGTCCTGCGAGTTCCTTCGTCGGGTAAGTCTATAACTATGGTTTTATCGCAGTTCCAATAATTACCAGCTTCATTGTCAGTAAGTTGTGGTATATACGTGAAGGTATCGGCAACGAAATCATACACTTTCTTCTTTCCTTCTCTATTTGGATTTACAAGTCTCACTTGTACGGTGTTTAAAAATTCTAACATATCATAAAACATTTGAGTGACAAAAACGATAGATTGGTATGTATTAAAAAATATTAAATACATGCAACTTTTTGATACTTACGAACCTTCTTGGGTCTAAGTCGGTTTCGGAAGCGGTAGTAATTCTTCAATAATGCATCTGAAGATATAGACTTCAATTGATAGCTACGAATGAAGTCATAGATAACATCGAGGTTTCTCTTCTGTCGACCGAACTCTTCATTCTCCAATAGAATACGATGGAGTTCGAAATTGAACATCCTTCGTATCTGAGCTTCTATTTCCTTAGCTGCTGCTGGAGATAGGTAATTGTAATAAGCAGGATCTTTCCAAGGGCTGGCGATAACACCAGCCTTACGTTGAGGTAGGTGAATACGGAGGTTGCCATTTACAACATCAGGTTGATTGCTGCGTTGCTTGGTCATATTCTCCCATACGCAGAAGTATAGATCTGTGGTGCTTGGAATCTTGACACCACCAGTAACTGTGTCTTTACAATATTTTGCACTTATATATTCTGCAAGGTACTGTTCAATTTGAATTGTGACAACTCGTTTCGCAGACCATTTTTTTTTCTCCATATCCTTTTTTAGTTTTTAGCCGTCCTACCGTCCTACATTCCTACAAAATTAGACTTAATTAACGCAAAGTTACAGATTATCAATGAGATAACAAAATTTTATCACTCAAAAGTTTTATTATTTCACTCTCTTTTTTCATCCTACAATCCTACAAAAACACATTTTTTGTAGGACGACGAATCCAAAACAGAGAAAAACACGAAAAATCCTATTTCCTACAACGTCCTACAATCCTACAAATAAACAATTAAATCCTATTTCCTGTAATAATAATATAACTATTTGATTTATAGGTATATATGTATATTATAAGTTTGAAAAGAAAAACAATTTGTAGGATTGTAGGATTGTAGGACGGTGTTTTTCTGAAAATTTATTTTCAAAAGTCACGTTTTCGAGGTTTCTTCTGAAAATTGGGGGTCCGGGGGATTTTTTGCCACCTTCATTAATAAAGAATGTGATATGGTATATGATATGGTATATGATACGGTATTGATATGATATGTGATATAGATAGAAGAGATGAGCCGTGCCTATTCATCCGAACTGGCACGGCTCTAAAGGAATTTGATACTTTCATTAAAAAGGTTCATCACTTCCGTCTGACGGCTCAAATGGCAAGTCTTGCGGAAGGTTTTTTTTCGGTGGTTCTTCAGTTGTGTTAGTTACCTTAGTTTCGACAGGCTTGCTTTCTTTATTACTGTCGTCAGCATAGTCTCTTCTAAAGTCTATATTGTATGACTCGACAAACTTGTCGTAATCTATAATGATAGCACTTGTAGATGTGCTCTTCTGCTTACGTAGCTTAACCATACTTCCATCACGAAGGTCTGCGTCGTCGACCGTCTCCTCCCATATGAATCTTCTCGAAGAAACAGTACCGACGTATGAAGTATGACTACGTAGGTTTTGTTCAATCGTTGACAGCGTGCTATTTTCATTGTTATAACCGCTTCTATCGAAGATACTGAAGACTGCGCTCAAGCGTAAGAACATAATATTCGCACCTGCTTCGAAGGTGAAGGTCTTTGAATCTCCACGTGAATCTTTACCTGTGACCTTCTTGGGTTGCTCGATAAGGAATTCACGTCCTTCTATGATTTGTCTCGTGTCAATCATATTGTTGACAGCTGTGAAGAACATCGCCAGCTTATCAGTACTACGAATAAGTGATAACTGGAATTGTACCTTCTCTTGAACTATCTTGAAGAACTCGTCGTAGGTAAACGGTAGGCGAAGGTTAGAATATCGCTCTATCAGTTTGACAGTTCCCAAGAAGAGGGATGCTGTCTTCATCAATCGGTCCATTTCTCCAGAGTTGATGAGGTCTTGCTTTAGTTCGTTATACGCTTCTTGCTTAAGGCTTCTAAAATGGTCCATAAACATAGGACGAAGCTCCAGGATCTGAAGGAGTACATTTGAAAGACCTATCTTGTTTGGGTCTTCAATAGTCTTCAGTTCCTCGAAGAGGCGCACTTCTTCTGGTGTGCGGTTTCGAGGCTTTGGCACCTCGCAAACAATCACACGACTCATAAGTGCGTTGTCATCACGCTGTGGTGTCTCTTGACCGCAGATGATTACAGGGGCAAACACCTTATCGTTCTCAATCTCTCGTCCAGAGGTTCCTTTTCTCTTTTGCTTACCGTCACCGTCATATACGATACCTTTTAGAGCTTGGAACTTGGTGTCGCTGATATCCTTGTTGTTATACTCATCAAGAACCACAGGAACGTCCTTGAATGTACCCATGATGGTAGACATCGCAGCATCGGTACCTGTGTTAAGGTTGAAGATAGGTATATTAGGAGAAATGAACAGCGAGCGGATTGAAATTGCTATCTGTGTCTTACCAGACGACATCGGACCCATGAAAAATGGAGCGGTGAAAAGTCTATCGATGCAGTGGATGTTGCTTCTGAAGGCGCACATAATTGCAAAAACTAAAGCCCATTTACCATTGTCGTTAATCTTATATACCTGGTCCATTAACGAAGCCCACTTTTCGAAGCTGACCTTCTTCTCAGCTGGGACCTCCTTGTATACAAGCTGACTGATGAGCTCGTACTTATCTGATTGCTTACCGCTTCCTGCGTAGATGGTAGAGAAAGCAGGGAGGTAGTAGTTATTCTTGTTATGGGTAACCACACCCAGTTCGTTAACGGGGTCGAATACCCACTGACCGTCGACATTGTGAAAGATACCATTGGCAAAAGCAAAGAACTGTTCATCTGTCTTTCGGCTCATACCTTCGCTCTGCTGATTACCGTATGTCTTTACCTCCGAACACATTACGAAGTGGCGACTCATATATGTTTTGATTGCCTTCCATTGCCACTCTTCACCATTGAAGTTCACAGCTTCGTAGTTGATTAATACCTCCTCGATTGAAGACATCTTCAGCATAGCTTTAGAAGGTATTTCTATATATATAGGTGTCTCGTAATATCTACGATTGATACGCAGCACACGCTTGTTCTGTTCGAAATCATCAGAGAAGATGTGGAGTAGTGGTGTCATAAAGAAGTCCGCAACTTGTGTCATGCCGTTACCATTCTTGTTGCGAAACATGTAGCACACTGGCTCGCTCTTCTTATTGAGGCGTGGGTAATACCCGCTCTCTTTCCACATCCTCCTGTACTCTTCGTTCTCTTGTACATATTCTGGTGGCTCGTTTACATCAAACTCTTCATCGTCGAGGTTGTCTGCTTGCATGCTAACCTTCATAGCAGACTTACGCTTGAGAACGAATGGCTTTCTTATCTCGTCAAACTGCCCCTTAGTTAGCTTGAGCAAAGAGCAGTAATGATTTCTGTTTATGGTTATAACAGTATCGTCAGCGTAGGATGTTAGTTCGATACAACGTGAGACAAGAGGAACTCGGTCTCCATTGAAGTTTTCGAAGAACTTACCGTGCAACGCTATGTAATAGTCAAGGAATGAACCTGTACTGTCGCTGAAGGTCATGTTTATCTTGATGCCTGCACGATACATCTCTGCGAGAGTATGCAAGTAATTATTTTCATCTCCATCATCCGTAATGCTACAACCTGTCTCGGAAGAAATAAAATAACAATAGACTCTTCGCAACTCTTGAATGTCGTTAGTTGATGGTCGACCTGACACAAATACGATAGGTTCTTCTCCATATCCATCGAGAAAATCCTGCATAACAGAGGTAATAATTGCAGGACGGTCGCTTTCAATATTCTCCTTTAGCGCATCGATACCGAAGATACCAGCCTGAGTGTTTGTGTTGGCGATAGATTCTTTTAGTTGAGTACGAATGCTTCGCACCTTGTTATCGATGAGTCCGATTTTACTTCGGAAATCTTCTGCAATTGATTTAATGTACTCCAGGCGCAGAACAGAGTCTTGTACACACGCTACGAGAGAACAGATAGAGTTTAAGCAGTCTGTGACAACTGTCTCATCCTTGCAGCCTCGTGGAAGAATCATACGCTTGAACGCTTTTGGGAATGGTTCTGTGAGTTCTTTTAACTTCTTGCTTGTAAGGCTGCCGTGTGCTTTAGCGAACTCGTCTGGGTCCATACCTTTTTCAAGACGGATGCAGCGCACCTTTGCCCCAGCTTTTAAAAGCAGTTCACAGTTCTTTAACGATGCCTTGACACCAGCAGGGTCGGCATCGTAAATCATTATGATATCATCTGTGAAGCGAAGTAGTAATTTCACTTGATCTTCAGTGAATGCGGTACCACTTCCTCCTATAACATTCTCGACACCTACCTTATGCAGAGACATTACGTCAAACTGACCTTCGACAAGATAAGCAAAGCCTGTCTTACCAATACTCTTGCGTGCCTGGTATAATCCGAATATGTGCTTACCTTTTGTAAACAGAGGCGTTTCGCCTGTGTTTACATATTTACCAGTCTTGTCATTTGGAGTTACAATTCGCCCAGAGAATCCTACGACATGACCTTGCATGTCGTAGAAAGGAAACATTAAGCGGTCACGGAACCTGTCGTATAAGCGACCTTCGCTATTCCCAAGTACATCTACTTCTTGCAGTAATTCTTGTGAATAACCAGCTCTTGACAGCTCTGTAAGAGCAAGGTTACCCATAGGAGCATAACCAACACCGAAGTCGGTCAATGCTTTGTCAGAAAGACTATATCCACGTGATGCAAGGAAACTCTCTGCTTGCCCAAGGTTCTTCTGAAAGAACTTTGCAGCAGCATCTATTGCGATACGCTGTGCTTCCTTTTTCTTATAGGCAGCTTCTTCCTCTGGTGTGAGTTCCTTGGTAGGAAACTCGATGCCTGCTTGATTAGCACACCAACGCAGAGCCTCTATGAAGCTTAGGTTTAGGTGATGCTGTACAAATGATATAACATCTCCACTTGCTCCGCAGACGAAGCAGTGATAGGTCTGTCTTGAAGGGCTGACAACCATAGATGGCGAATGGTCATCATGGAAAGGGCATACACCCTTATAGTTCGCACCTGTCTTGTGCAGGCGAGTAAAGGTTTCTATTACATTTACAATGTTTAGAGCTGACTTTACCTTTTCAATGAAATTTTTATCTATCATATTCCTTATTCTTCATTTTCCTCGAACAAATCCAACTGGCGTGATTCAAGTGCCTCTTGTAAGGTTACGCCTAAGTATTCAGCTACCGCAGCATACTCTTTGCTGCTGATGTTTTTTCGTCCATAGTACAAGTCCCAAAATCGACGTTGATTTATTCCTGTTTCCGTGTAAAAGGTTCTTGTTGGCGTGAAGTCTTCGGGGTGACGGAACTTTATCTTCAACATCTCCATAAGGATATTGCGCTTGACTTGCAATCCGACAGTAAGGCGATTGCGTAAAGCAAAGAGGCGAACAGACATAGAACTTCTGTTCAATGCTCTTCCCATCTGTTCAAATGACAGTTTACCAAGATTGTTCTTGACAAAGGTAGCATCTTCTTCTGTCCACCGTTTATTAGCAGCTTTCATAATTTTACGACTTTTAGTTAGAATATTTCTTCGAAAGATTAATTTATTAATTTAATCTTATACCTATCATAAAAAAGCTCAACAGCCCAATTGGGTATGTGTGATTTGAATATTGCAGAATTATCACAATTATCACTTTTATGATCTTCTATGTAACTCTCAAGTTTAGCCACATATTTTTTTACTAACTCGCAAAAATCAGCATCGGGAATTTCTCCCCCTTGCAGTCTAAATCTTTCTTTTACATATTGTAAATCCGAAAGGAAAGACTTGTTATAAACAAAAGATTCGTTATTACCATGTACGTATACAACTGCAAGAATTCTCGCACATGTATCCATACTTATTGCTGGGATATTAGCCGACATGCACGTTTTATTCCATAAGTCTCTTAACGTTTCCATTTTTTCACCTTTAATTGTCCGTGTTTCCTATACAATGCGTTGTACTCGCTATCACACAAAATAGTATCATAAATTTGCTCGTACGTAAAGTTAGGCATCGCATCCGTTATTTGCGGAATCGTTAAATCCGCCTTAATAAGCGAAACAACCTTATCTCTATCTAATTCGACAATAGCATAATCTCCATCCTTATAAGTAGGAACTCTTTTATATCCTCGTTCTTTATTTTCAGATTTTGCCCAATCTGACTTATATTTCCACACCTTAGAATATCCCCACCGTTGGATAAGCCGTGAGACGGTATTTCTATCACATCCAATAACAGCAGCTATCTGACGTGGACTCATCTGCCATTCAACCATCTGCTTTAGCTTGTCTTTCCACGCTCCAAACTTCTGCGCTTCCTCAGAATTACATCGCCCGATAGGACGACCAAGCAACACGCCCATCTTCATTCTAAGACGCAAGCCCTCCTTAGTCCTCTGTCTAATCATCTGTCTTTCTATCTCAGCAGATAAACCAAAAGCAAAGGCGAGGACCTTACTACTTATATCATCGCCAAGAACAAACTTATCTTTTACTGTATATATGACACATTCTTTCTCCATACAAAAATGAAGAATATCCATTACCATATATAAATCACGTCCAAGTCGAGATATCTCAGAACAAACAATTTTATCGCCTTTTTGGACCAGCTTAAGAAGTGGTCCTAAATTTCTCTTATCAGGGTCTTTGCCACCACTAACACCCTCATCGGTAATAAATTTATCTATAACCCATCCGTTTTTTACACAAAATGACTCAACCCCTTGTTTCTGAGAATTTACATCTTGCTCATCAGAAGAGACTCTTAAATATCCGTATATCATATTTATATATTTTAAATCAAACCATTTTTGGATTTTCCCCTTGCAAACATGTAGCTATATACTCACTATCAAACCGCATAATCATTATGTTGTCAGTTGGATGAAGACGCCCAAGTTGACTCTGAACATATACTCGAAGTGCTTCGTGTAATAGTCGAAGTTCTCGCTCTGTCAAATCTTGGATAGAGAAGTTTCCCCAGCTATCTTTATCTATAAACATTTCTTTCTTAGATATTCTGTCAGCCCTTGCCTGATTTTCTTTCGTACTGACGGGGTTAATTTTAACTTTTGATTAGGAGCCTTGTGAGAAAACTTAAAAGACATTCTAAAACCCATTTTGCGGATAGCCTTTTTTCTAACTTTTCTAATGCTGGTCATAGTTATTCAAATTTAAGGTCATACAATTTGTTTCTTTCCAGTGAGCTACCAAAGACTCCTACAAGGTCCCCATCTTCTTTATTTTCTCTCCATTCAAAATCAGTAGAGAAAGCCTCTCCTTTATCATTCCAAATGATACCTTCATTTTCAAGGTGACCAGTTACTTGACGAACATTCGAATGGTTTAGCTTCATCTCGTCGATGAAGATTCCTAAGTTTAATGCGTCAATTGCTTTTTCAAATTCCTTTGTTTTCATAAGATTGTTTTATTTGTTTTACATTCTTTTTCCGTAGAATACTGAACATACTTTTCAAGTAAGTTACAGTAAATACCATTTATGCACATACGATGAGAATCGCAGTGTAGACATTCTTTATGCATCTGGGAAGAGTTCGTGTTCGGGTATGTTAAGATAGTCTGAGATTACCTTTCTCTTCTGTGGGGCTGGAGTAAAGTCGCCCCTTAACCATCTATAGACAGTACTTTCATTAACACGGCATAACTCCATTATCTTTGATATCTCTTCTTTGCGCTGATTAGGAAGAGAATATATGTACTCTTTGAATCTCATTTTTATTTTTTTATATTCTTTTTATTGCGCCCTCGATATATTTTTATTATTTTCGTGGCGCAAGTAATACTTGCGTAGCGCAAAGGTCTAACATTTATTTGAAATAACAAAATAAAAGAGAGATTATTTCTCTCATTTATTAAAAAATAATGAAAATGGAAGAAGAAACTATTACTAATCGCATCGCTCAATTGATGAACAAAGAAGGACATACGATAAATACGTTCGCTCGAAAATTGAATATCTCTTGGACTTCAGCTAATAATATCATCACTGGTCGCAACGCACCTAACTATGAAACCATAGTTAAGATTTTAACGAGCTTTGAAAATATTGATGCTAACTGGTTGATAATGGGGCAGGAAAGAGGAGAAGAAACTAATGAGGATAAACTTTATTCTGTTATTTCTATGCAACAGAAGACCATAGAAAATCAACAGAGAACAATAGACCGATTAACAGCGAAGCTCGTTGAAAACGTATCTGAAGACTCTGTTAAAAAAGTGGCGGATGCCGTATAATTAAGATGCGCCTAAGAGGTGTTTAAGAGTGTTTTTACGGTGTTTTTATTCAAACATTTTAATTAAAAAATCACTCAAATGTTTGATAGTAAAGACAGTGTAAGATTTATATTGTCGGTGAAAACTCGGTGAAAATTAACTAAAAACTAAAAATTGCCCTATTGAATATCAGCAAGTTAGAAATGTAAAAAAATAAATCTGAAATCTGGTCATCCCGACTGTGAAATATGATTACAAAAGAGGCTGTTATGGCCTCTTTTTTGTTGATAAAAATCATACAGATGACCTACTTTATGTCAAATGTTCCTTTAGTCCATGTTGAGAGTGGGCAACAATAAATCCTTTCTTCCCTTTCTTGTAAACGTGAGGATGCTTAGCACAAATCGTAAGGATGGTTTATAACCCT